CAAACTTCTATACCCTTTTGGCATAAGTCTCTTTGTTTCTCAGTTAACCTAGATCCAATAGATGCTGCTATCTTTTGGCACTCAATAGATTTTTCTTCATCAGGTGCAGTAATAGCTAATACTAGAGCATGCAAGTAAGCATGCTCATCACTTGTAATTTTCTTCATAGCTCATCACCTTTATATCCCTTCTTAAAATAATCTTCAGCAGTTAACTTACATGCTTCAAATTCACAAGGAGTTAGTCCAGTACCAAACCAAAGAATATCTGATTTAAGTTTTTTATCTAACAAACTATCTTTTGAATTGTAAAACTTTAAAAAAGTCTTTACTAATGCTAATTTTTGATTTTTACCATCAAGAATGTCTTGATTCTCTCTAGGACTTGTACTATTACACTCAACTGTATAAGTAGCATAAGGATCTAGCTTTCTTATAAAGTTATTTTCATCAAGTTCAACATGAATTACTCTTTCTGGGTCAAGTAATGTTTGATTGAATTTTTGCTCATATTTTCTTTTTACATTTAATAAATCACAGTCTTGTTCTACATAAACAAAATCTGTTTTTTTATCGTAATAAGAAAATTCAGAAATTTGAAACATTTCCATTTCAAGTTCTTTAATTACTTTTAAAGGCATTTCTAACCATCCATGAGCAGGGTCAGAATAAAATTTAAATGAGTGTTCTTTTGGATTCATAATTAATACTCACATTCAAGAATTTTTCTTAGCATTACTTCGTCATTCATGCTGATAGCTTTTTGAATGTTGATATTCTCTAAACATTCATTTGGATCAATAAGGTATTCACCCATTATTGATTGATAAATTAACCCATTCATGGGCTTAGTCTTTTTGGAAAGTGTCATTAAACTGGTATGTTTATGTAAGTTATTATAGGTATAAGAATAAAATAATGCAACTATTGTTAAATTAATAAAAAAGAGTCTTATTTTTAAGACTCTCTAAAACTTGGTGCAATTATCCCAAAACCGCCCCAGTCACTATAAAAAGGATAAATCTTATTAGATCGCATAAAAGAATCTTCAATTTTTAAGGTAAATCCTCTACAATCTCCATTAAAAAATACTGGTATCTTTTGACTTTTAAAATTTAAAAGTTTATCAACTTTACTTAAAATATCATTAATAATTTTTTCTTGTTGTTTCTCATCTTCACAACCATAATTACAGAAATCAGTTGCTATTGAATGAGCTTTATTTTCTATTCTAAATAAAGCTTTACAAAGTTTTATTTCATCAACTGATGAATCTAAATTAAAAACTCTTTTTAAATTTTGACCATGTTCAAAAATATTTTGATACATAGTGTCCTTTTTTTCTTTAAGTGTTGGCATTTTGGAAAGTTTGTTAATGCTCTTTTATTATAACTTAAATGTAGGTTTATGTAAGTGTATTATCATAAATTAATAATACACTTTTTATTTCTTTGTTTTAAAGAAAGATTAATAATAAAAGTATGTAAGGTGTAATAATAAATTTCATTTTTAATTTAGTAATTGGTTAATAAGGTTCTTTTTTTCTAATTGTTTACACGCTAGGGACTGATTCCCCAACGTGTCGCAATCTGATTTGGTCATCTTCTGTAATGAATGACCCACAGATACAAACACTATCAGCATAAAAACAAAGTAATAAAATAAAGTTTTCATTTGTTTAACTCCTTTTGGATTTTTGTTTTTATACTCTTTCTTCTTTTTGGTTGATCATTATCTCCTAATGCTGAGGGATAAGAACCATATAAGAAAGTCCTTAGAATTTCTTCTAATTCTTCAGTAGTAAAATTAATCATTTGTTTACATCCTTTCTAATTAGTATTCTTAAATACTGGGAAAGGTTAACCTCACCCAGTACATCAATACATTTGCTCACTAACTTTGCATGTAGTTCAGGCGGCAAAGTAACTTTGATTTGTTCTTGTTTGATTTTGTTTGTCATTACTTAACCTCGCTTGTATTGAGGTTATTAACTAGATAACTTGCTAGTTCATCTTTTAAACTATCGTCTTTTGATTCTTCAATCTTGTTAACAATAATTTTAAAAACTTCAACTAAATAATCTTTATCTGTTGAGTAAGTACTAGATAGCATTTGAAAGCTAGAAAGAATGTCTTTCTTAATTTGCTTGTTATCTAAATTGATATGGAGCTCCTTTGATTCGTTACTGATATCTAAAAAAGAACTATATGAACCAAAGGCAAAGTTTACCTTTAGTTTGTCTGTCTCTAGCGTTTGTCTGTCGCTAGTTGGGAATAAGTTGAATGAGTTCATTTTCTGGTATGAAAGAATGAATAAATTTTGTTTAGATTAAGTTAAGTGTCTTTAAAATTTTTATTGTTGTTAGTCCAGACGTAAAAACGAAAGAAGCAGAAACAATAATTCAAAATACTTAACTATAATTTATTATACCAGAAAATAGTATACAAACAACACAGAGAGTACAAATAAATTATTTTTTAATATTGCGAGTCCAAATTTTTTACTTAGTGTTATTTGTTTTAACTTCTATGGACTTGCAGTTCGTGAGAGTGTTCTATATGAACCTCTAAGGACTCCAAAAGACTTCATAGGTCTATTAGTCTACATAAGTCTATTTTTTGGACTGGGGAGGACTTGCAGTATATTTTTTATTTTTTGCTGACGTGGGGAACTTAAATATATTCTGATTAATTTTTTGGTTCAACCTTTATGGATAATTCTGGAGCTTGAATATTAACAGTTTCTACAGATTCACCTATAACTTTACCTAGACTATCGAGAATTTGTGCTGCTGTTTGGAGTTGTCCTTTTTTAACTGCTTTATTGAATAAACGGATTCTCATAGCTTGTAAACGAGGAAGTAAAGCTTCTCTATCTTTTTCCCAATCTTCGTTATTCCAAACTTTAACTCTATCCCAATCATGCCAGGCGGTAGTTTCGGAGATATTTTCTATTGAGGAGTGTTCTATAACTAATTGGCGAGTAGTTTTACCTTCTAATTGTCTAGCGTAAAGACGTTGGGAACGTTTTAGAACATCTGAGATAGTGGAGCGAGTTCTTTTTTTAGGAGGATTAGCGAGAGGATTATTTAATATGTTTTCAGGAAAAGTAGAGGAAGCCACGGACTTGATCTTAGTAGTATTTAGTTGAATGATAACTTAAAAGTAGTGAAATAGGCTATAAAGTAGGGTAGGTATTGAATTTTTTATTAAATATATGGTTGTAAGTGGAAAAAAACGAGAAGAGATTAGTTTAAGGTATGCTCAGGGAGAGGTATTTAATTCAAAGAAAAGATTTAGGGTACTGGTAGCTGGAAGAAGATTTGGAAAAAGTTATTTATCTTGTATTGAATTATTGAGAGGAGCTATTGAAAGACCTGGAGAAGTTTATTTTTATTGTGCACCTACTTATCGGATGGCGAAGGATATTGCATGGAAGGAATTGAAGAGGTTAACACCGAAAGTATGGATTCAAAGTAAAAATGAAACAGATTTAAGGCTGGAATTGATTAATGGATCGACTATTGAATTGAAGGGAACAGAAAATGCAATGGCATTGAGAGGTAGAAGTTTAGCTGGTGTTGTACTAGACGAGGCAGCATTTATGGATCGTGACGTTTGGGCTGAAGTAATAAGACCTGCATTAGCAGACAAACAAGGATGGGCACTGTTTATTTCAACACCTGATGGAACTGCTAGTTGGTTTTATGATATGTGGTGTTACTGCGGAGAGGAAGAGTGGGATGATTGGCAAAGATGGAGTTTTACGACTATTGAGGGGGGTAATGTAGCGGAAGAGGAAGTTGAAGCTGCTAGAAGCCAATTAGATGCGAGAACATTTAGACAGGAATTTGAAGCTAGTTTTGAGAATTTAACTGGATTGGTAGCTGTTAGTTTTGCTGATGAAAATATAGATAAGGAAGTGGCAGATTTACATATGCTTCCTTTGTTAATTGGCTTGGATTTTAACGTAGACCCTATGGCAGGAATTTGTGCTGTAAAACATAACGATACCTTGTATGTTTTTGATGAGATTATGTTAACGGGTGGTGCTACTACCTGGGATTTTGCTGAAGAGGTTACGAGAAGATATGGAGTAGATCGTAGAATTATTGCTTGTCCTGACCCTACGGGAAGTGCAAGAAAGACGAGTGGAGTTGGTGTGACGGATCATACAATACTTAGAAGGTCTGGTTTTACTGTTATGAGTCCTAGAAGCCCGTGGAAGATCAGAGATAAGATCACTGCTGTCAATACTGCCCTGTTTGATGCTAATGGTGATAGGAGGACGCTTATACATCCTCGTTGTAAAGAATTGATAAAAGCACTTAGGACTTTAACTTATGCACCTAATACTGGATTACCTAATAAGAATCTGGGAGTGGATCATGCGTTTGATGCTTTTGGTTATCTTTGTCTGCAACAATTTAACTTGGCAAAACCTGAGACATTAGGGCAGACTGCGTTTAGAATATATTAAGAGACTTTTTGCTTATGCCTTACCATTACGGAATGTC